AGAAGTCTTCACTTCTTCCTAGCTGTATTCCCAGTTGTTTGTGTATGGTTAACTTCAATGGGTATCTGCACAATGGCATTCAACCTTAACGGTTTCAACTTCAACCAATCAGTTGTTGATGTTAACGGAAAGATCATTCCTACATGGGGTGATGTTCTAAACAGAGCAAACTTAGGTATGGAAGTAATGCATGAAAGAAATGCACACAACTTCCCACTTGATCTTGCTTCAGCAGATACAACAGAAGTTGCTTTAACTGCACCTTCCATAGGTTGACAATCTAAATACATTTAGATATAATTCAGAGACCCATAAGGGTCTCTTTTTTATTGTTGTGTTATGTAATCAACACACATAAAAATAAATATTTTATAAATCTTTCTTAAATAATCATGAAAGACCAAGCTTCAGTAGGAGAGGAATCTTCTGCTATCAAATATGACAGAGCATTAGCTCTTTTTACTGAGTCGGTTTTGAAACCAGATCATGACCTTCGTGGTTGCGCTTACAATCAAGGTTGTTATTCCGAACTAATGGAAATACGAGAGCATGTTTTAAAATATCTCTCAACATTAAAAGAAGTTCAGAACTACCATGAACCTGATGAGAGTGACCTCCTTGAACAAGAAAAATTAGTGCAGACTAAAGATCAAGCGTATGAACGGCCGTCTTAAAAAGGTGGACATGGAAGCCAGACTTCTCAGAATCAAAAAAGGTATTCACGAAAAAGTTTGGTATCCAGAGTGGAATGACAAAGAGCGGTGGGCAGCTCAACAAGCGTTGAATAACGCATTAGATATCCTACAAGAATTCGAGTATTAACCATGATTAAAACTCTAATAACAGAATTTCCTTTATCCGACTTTCCAAAAGAAAGAACGATTACAGAGGAAAAAATAAGAAAGTACACTTACACCAAAGAGGAAGTAGATGTACTGATCTCTAATGCTGTAAAGGAAGCAGTTGAAGAGGCTGTGAGAATTGATGAAGCATCAATGGCAAAACACAATCGTGAAGCAACTGTCATCAGTATGATACTTGGATTCACGACTCTCGCATTGTTTGTAGATGGATTACTTAGAATGTTAGGTATCATTCCACCATTCATGGAGATTGATATTAATATCTTAGATAAGATAGAAACTGATATCATAGATAAGATAAAACAAGTTCCTGTACAAAAATTATTTCAACACGGTTTTAGATGAATGACCTTTCTGTATTGTTATATTTCATCATGTTCGCCGTTGTCGTGGGGATGACATTTGCGTTTATGTATAGTATGATGAAGTCAACTCTAAGAGAGTTTGACAAACCAAGACTCACAAGAAACGTTCATCCAGAGATGGAGGATGTAAAATCTGGAGAAACATTACTCGTCTTCTCTACTGAAGAAGAAGATGATGATGACGATGGAGATGTTATTATTGTAAGAAAATGAGAGAACAACTAATCAAAGCACTTCTAGCCCATGCACAGGGCGACATTCAAAAACACGTTGCAAACGTAGAGGTCTATCTGACCAACCCTGCTGGTATTGGAGAACACTCCAATATTGTAGAAGCAATCGAACAAGAATTAAATATGATTGCAAAATATCAAGATCAAATAGATATAATCAACAAGTATTTTAAAAAGTAATGGCTAACGATCTCTACGAAGACATGAGGATCCTAAACTCATTGTATGAGGAATTAATGTGGGATACTAACGATGACTTGCAATTTAGCATAGAAGATGGTAAGATAGTTATTACTAATTTAAATTTGAAAAAAGAATGAAATCCGTGTCAAAATTTAAACATCAAGTGAAGTCAAGTAAATATTATCTATTCTGGGGAGCTGCAACCATTGCCGTTATGGCAGGCCAAATATATGTTGGTAATGGATATCGTCAGATGTCTGAGTCAATGGGCGGTATCTCTGCAGATATTAATTTACTTGTAGAGGTTCTTACAATGCCTTTACCCAAAACCATGCCTGTTCCACGCCCATTATATGAACCTATGCTTCCACCACCAACAGGAGGATATAGTGATTTTCATGAGAATGATATGGTGATACGATGAGTTTTACTGTATATTCAAAAGAAGGTTGTCCTTATTGTTCCGCAATAATACAGGTTCTTGTGGGTAAAGACTTTCAATTTACTGAATATAAATTGGATGAGGATTTTAACAAAGATGAATTCTATGACGAATTCGGTGTTGGTTCTACATTCCCACAGATCATTATGGATGGAAACAAACTAGGTGGTTGCACCGACACAATAAGATATCTAAGAGAAAACAAAATTATCTGATGAAGAAAACACAAGTAGATTTATTTGACATCGTTGAACAAGTGCTTGATAATGTTTTTGTAAGTAAAATATATACTTTTGATATGTATCGTTATCTACGATCAAATGAAGTCAAGAGGCCAGTCGTAGATGAGTTCGTTGATAGTATAACCGCAAAGAACATTCAGACCACTGTTGATGAGTTAAATTTATATCTAGAGGGAGGAACTGACTCTGACCATAAACAAATCCGAGAAGCTTATGGCTATCTTGGAAAACCTACCGCAAGAAAGATAAGAGATTATCTAAACAAAATTCTTACTGATGCATGGAAGTATCAAAATGATAAGAGACCAGGCAGAAGAAAAGGATCAAAGAATCGTAAAAAACTTACTAAATAAAACAGATCTAATTAGAACATGTTAGAAGTAACTATTGTTTATTCGGCATTGTTTGCCATTGGTGGTACACTATTAGGTATCATTGTCGGATGGTTCGCCTGCGAAAAGTGGAGCGAATACACTGTTCTTAAAAATGCTCAAATTGCATCTCATCCAGAGATGTATGATCAAGAAGGAAACTTGATCCAGACCGAACTCACAGCTGTTCGTGTCGTACTCGATGAAAATGATTACTACTTGGAGGAAGAAGATTAATTATGGCTGCGACTAAAACTAAATTGCCACCCAACCCATTGATCAGTGAAGTCCTTGATGCTGTATCAAAGGCAAGGTCTAAAGTTAAAAAGATTGAAATATTAAAGGAGTATGATTCCCCTGCGATTCGTGCTGTATTGATATGGAGTTATGATGAGAGTGTAAAGAGTATGCTCCCAGAGGGAGACGTACCTTACAACCCCAATGAGGCACCAAAGGGCACAGATCACAATCAGTTGACCTCAGAGTATAAGAATCTATATCACTATGTAAAAGGTGGTAATGATCCTTTACCTAATCTAAGAAGAGAGAATATGTTTATTCAACTTCTAGAGAGACTTCATGCTGAGGAAGCAGAACTGATTTGTCTAACAAAAGACAAGAAACTGAAAGATAAGTATAAGTTAACTAAGGATACCATAGCTGAGGCCTATCCAGATATTCACTGGGGTGGTAGATCATGACCACAAAGGTTCTAACTGAGAATCAAATTAGTGACATGAAAGAAAATGGTGTCACTGTAATTGTTAATGGATGTGAGGTAGAAGCCGCAAAGGACAAAACTCTACCTACTACAGCATGGTTGATAGTATGTAAGAATGAGGAGAAACAATGGAGTGACATTGTAATGGGAACTAGAGTTGCTGTGTTTGATTCTTACTATGATGCATTTGGAAAGAATGTTATTCAAAGAATGGATTGGACATCTGGAACTGTCAACCCTGTTTCATGGAACGTGGCTGTTAAATCACCAACAAAGAAAAAGAGAAGAGTGAGAGGAGGAGATACTAGTGCCTGACATCAATGATCCTCAACAAGACTTGAAAAACTATACCGTTGACATGAGTGAGATGAAGAAAGTTGTAAAGAAATATAAAAAAATGAAAAAATATATGAAGTCTTCCATGTATGAAATAAACAAATTAAGTGGAAAAAAGACTTTTATTGACAAGTTAGTTGACAAATATGGGGAAAACCCTAATTCTGTAACAGAAAATACATAACTGCTTGCCTATATAATGTGAATGTGTTAATATAAACACATATCGTTCATCCAATGATAGAACTCACACTACTGGCATCACTCCTTACTGAACACAACGCTTCCCACTGGGAAATGTCTTGTTTGGATTGGAATCGAAACAGAATTGAGATACTTAGTGATAAGAATCTTAACTCTGATGCTCACGAGTATCTTATAGATTACTTGAAAACAAAAGTGTCAGGTGAGTGTGATGCTTATATTATTGGACGCAAGTAAGCCGACTCGGAACGGGTTCGTTCATCCTCATGTATAACATTTTAATGAAATTAGTATTACTCGGTGCTCCACTTAATTGTGCAGATGCCAATGAGTTGCTGTCAACTATCAAATCATATGATCCTGATAGGTTACATATGGTTAGAGTGATTGTTGAGCATACTGATCCAGTATGTTTTGAGGACGCAAAAGCCGACTGAAGGAACGGATTTAAACATCCAACTACTTTAGGAGCAACCAAATGGCACAAGTCACATACCGTGGTGTCGTATATGACACAGATAAGAACAAAGCAAA